TATATTTGTAATCCATTATTTTTTCTCCATCCAGCTTTTGGGTAGAGCACCTTCTGCTCCTATTTTTTTAGCCCTTCTGATAAGTTTACTTTTAAACTCTTCAAAACTCATTGATCCTTCGTAGCGCCCCCAACTGCTTACAGCATTTTTTACATCTCTAGCTGACAACACTGGGAAAGACCTTCTTTTTGGATCAAGAAAGTCGCTGTCCTTTAACTCACTTCTTTTTTTTTACCAAATCTTTCTGCGGCAATATCTGTAAGCATTTGAGCGTAGCTTTTTTTAGGCTTAATCTTTTTTTCGTCCTTCATCTCAGCCATAAGTGACTCATCGGGATATCCTCTAATTGCATCTCCCTCCATCTTTTTCTTTGAGTTCTTATCAAACTTCATGTCCTTCTTGAGAGCTTTCTTTTCAGCTTTCTTTTTTTCGGAAGGTTTTCCTTTTTCGAGCTTTTTAATTTTGCTCTTATCGTCCTCTATAGCATCTTTCTCATGCTCCTTCTTTTCTTTTTTGGTGTCTTTTTTAAGTTCTTTTTTGTCGATCTTATCCCACTGCTTCTTGGTTTTTTCACCTTCGGTAATGGAAATTTCAATAGAGTCGTTATTAAAAGAATAAGCTGATTTAAGATTTTTGTTCATGGCTATGATATAAAAGGGCTGATGGATATGATTCCAAATTATGTTCGGCAGAGATGTCTAAAACTTCCTTCAAAGTCTCCAGATTCTCTATTTCGTTAAAATCCTTTACACACGATTCTAAAGTTTCACCCCAATATTCTTTGGGATGAGAGCAAACAATTGACTCGCATAAATTACTGGCCATATCATCTTGTTCTTTTGTAAGCTCTTTAACTTTAAGTTTTTTAACTAATTGAGCTTTAGCTTCATGAATCAGGCTATCCACATCGTAAATAGTTTGTTGGATATTGGCCCTAGAATACTGGGCATTGGTGATGGGTATATCTGTAGTCCCCTCTGGTCTCCCAGCCTCTTTCTTTGGGCCAGTTGCTCCACCAGCAGGGGGAATTACAGGAACACCACCCACTATAGGGTTATAATAACCTTCTTCACGCTCTTCCAAGAAGTCTTTTTGAGCCGCATTAAGTTCATCAGGTTCGGGGAACTTTCCATTGTGAAACATTTCCATTCCCTGCTTGGGAGTAATAATACCTAGTTCCATTAAACGGGTCGAAGCTCTCATTAACTGCACCTCGTCTCTCATATCAATATCTTTCATCTTTGCTTCTGGCCAAGATCTGAAACCAAGTTCTTTAGCTATTCTTTTAATTTCCCTATTAAGAAAATCATTCAGAAAACCATATCGAGACTCCTGTAAACGATCAATAAAGATTTGAGCTTTAACTTGTGTGGAATTAAACTTCTCTTCCCCGACAACAATATTTTGAAGCCCTTGTTTGATGTCTTCATTAAGTATTGCGTATTTTTCTGGACCCAATACTAAATTTAACTCAGGGATAATAAACTCGGCTTTAGTTGTATAATCTGACACCAGCACCCTTCCAACACTCTCGTTTCTGAAAAGACTTTGCATAGCCGCCATGTTGTTAGGGTTAATACCCCCCTTGTCAGGATCAGCGCCCATAGTAATAAGCAAAATAACGTTTTCAACGGTGCGCGTAATAGCTTGATCCATTTTCTTCAGTTCCATCTTAGCATTAATGTCATCTAAGACTGGAAATCCAAAAGGAATAGCAAATGGCTCATAATCTTGTTTTTTATAAAAAGAAAAAGAAAGTCTTTTGGGGTCCAGATCTAATCTTATCCCCGTTCTAGAATAAGAGCCGTCCATAATAGATTGTTGGATTTCTGGCTCCAATCCTTGAAAGATAGCTAAGTCTTCATCGGTCTGTGGATTTGCTAAGCGAGCTATCTCGTATTCAGATAAAAGTTTTTGATAAGCCCCTCCGTAATTAAAAGTCGATACCCTTCTTGCGGTTATGTCATAAGGATTAAGTAAAATATATCTAAGAGGTATGTTGTTATTAGAGGAATTAATAGACCCCACTTGATTCATTAATTTTGCGTAATCTTGAGCTTTAAACTTCCCGTCTATTCGATATAAGAAAACATTTCCACTTCTGTAATATTCCCGAAAATATTGATCTTTGAGGTTAATAATATTAACTCTTTTAAACCATTCGTAGAAAAACTCCCTGCTTTTCTTGGTTCCACCCTCTAAATAAATGTCAGTATTAGTAAACTCTGACATTATGTCTACGGCGTTTCTAAAAACAGCCACATTTGCATATGCTTTCTGACAAAGCTCAATTGCATCCCTGCAAGTCACCCCATCCGAAGCATATTCGTAGGGAAGCATTCCCACTCTAATACTAGAAAATCTATCTATTGGATTTCTAAATGCTACTCTATTTGTTCTTGAGCCTTCATAGCCCTGTTGAGTTAAACCTTGTCTCCTCGCTTTTGAAACTTGGTCATAAGAAGCAGAAGAGGTATAGAAAGGTTCTCCTAGAAGTTCTGGAGAAGGCTCCTCAGAAGAAGGTTTAGAGGGATGTTCATTGGTCTTAAATTGAGTCCAATACTCAGAACGTTTGGTGTATTTTCTTTTAGACATGGATATAGTCCATATTACACGCCAAAGTTAACTTTCAACTTTTAAATGTTAAGAAATGAACATTGGAGTAAAGGTGGTTTGCACCTGACCTATATCCTCAGAGTTCATATCATAAAATACATTCATTGCCCAATTGCCTAAAACCAAGGCAGAATAAGAGTCTTTTCGAGCTTTGTCTGCACCACTTTGTTTTCTTAAATTGGGGGGTAAATCAAAACTCTGGGTTCCCTGCAAAGAAGTTGTAATTTGTATAAGAGCACATTGGACCTTAATTAGATCCATCATATCTTTCTGATGTTCTACAAAGTCGATCATCCTCGCCCCGTCCGTGCCTCTCTCATTAGGGTCATTTCTAATGAATTTTAATTCTTTTATCGGAACTCTAGCCTTCCTTTGATTGTTGTAGTCATCGTTCATAGCGGCTCCTGCAAAAAAGATTCTCTTATGGTCAAAAGCAGATTGCAGAGACTCATTAGCTATTCTTATCCACTGAGAAGTAGGTTTTCTAAGAAACACAATATTCTTGCTACTTAGGTTATATTGGTTTTTAACTTTTCTCAGATTTTTTTCATAATCCTTAGCTTTATCTAAATCAGCGTCAATTACGCCCAGCTTTAGATTTTTCTTCTTGAAAATATCGCTTTCATTACAAGAGTTAAGAAACTGAACTCCACCGTTGTAGTCTCCTACTATTGCCACGATATTAAAGTGGGTAAGAAGATAGGCTAGATATTTAATATGTGTTTTTAAATTAGCTCCAGATAACCCATAACTATGAACAACCGTTCCTTTTTGAGTGTCTCTATTGATCTTTATTAAAAGCATAGCAAAATCGTCAGAGCTTTCACTCTCTGACCACGATGGGTCAAATGCTAGAATATATTCATCCTTGGGATTACCGACGACCTCTACTGACTGACCCTCTCCATCTGGAATCGTGCATTGCGCCATTTTGCTCACTTTGAAATAACCAGAACTATCATCCGTAAAAATAGCCCCAAATTCTCGCTCAAACTGAGAATCACTCATCGTTGCTCTGGATTGGCTAATCAAATTCTGATCATATAGTTGTTCAGGCGCACAATCATAACTAAAGTGCATAATGGTTCGATGCGCTCCGTCTTGTCTATTTTCGTTGAGTATTAATTTTTCGTATTGTTGATATATTTTATAAAGGTATTCGAATTTGTATGAAGCGGACGACAAACCAATAATTTTGTTATTGGGCCAGCGCCTCCTCTCCTCCTCTTTCATTTTACCTTTCTCAATCATCTGTGTTTCTAAATCGTATACCTCTTGACGCTCAGTGGGATTCTCCACCACAGAAAGGAAGGGAATAATAACCTCGTTGTAAATTTTCTCAGGCATGAGAAGCAACTCATCAATAATCATCCGCTGGAAACGGAAACCCCTAAGTTTTTCACCATCACCAAGTGGCAGAGCACGAATGCTGCTTCTACCAATCTCCATGACCCATTCGTCATTCATTTTAGAAACCCTAGTAATACATTGAGAGAAAAAAGTTGCTTTGGGGCTTTTTGATATATCTTCTATCTTTTTAAAGATCATCTTTGACTGTCTGAAAGACTTAGACAGAATACCTATCTGGACACCCTGATTCAGAATAGCGTCTAAGAGCGCGAAAATGCCCGTAGAGAAGCTTTTGGACATTCCCCGACTCCATATCCCCAAAAAGTAGTCAGACTCCATCATGGCCTTAATAGCCATATGTTGAAAAGGGAAGAGTTTTACACCAGTAAACAATTCACAAGCAAAGGAAGGATTTTCCCTGAGAAACTTATAAAGCAAAATTTTTGCCTCACTCTCCTCTAAATATCCCTCTTTGCCGAGAACTAGTTGGTTTATATCTTCGAACTGTCGATTTAGTTTTTGTTTTCCTGTCTCCCAAGCCATCTTCTTTAAGTTGTTTATCCCAAAAATACTGAACGTCCACCGTCCAAAGTTTTTTTCCTAAAACAAGAATTTTGGGAATGATTTCTTCGCTTTTACGTCTGGAACCACTAAACACAAATTGACAACAATCCGAATACTCAGCTTGTATTTCGCGCATCCTGTGGTAGACATAATCTAAATTAAACTTTTTATAACCCGCCCTATTGTTCGCCCACATTTTATCAAATGCCGTTTCCACCACCACAAATAGCGAACAACCCATAGAGCGACACCTTTCTAGTTCTTTTATAAATCTTGTATAGCCATTAGTAACTGTAGCACAGAAGTCCTGGTAAGATTTCCTATCCACGAATGTATAGTCATATAAATCCCCTGCAACAGCGTAATCTCCCACATCCAACTTCAGAGATTCAGAATGCTTAAAATACAGTGGCTTTTGTTCTCTTGTATCTATTAGGATAGGTGTATCTGAATAATCGTTTTTAAATTCATTTGGTAGTTGCCCCGAGAGCATGGGCAACATACCAAATTGTTTACAAGCTTCGTTATAGCTACCAAAAA